TATTTGGAGATAAACGAGTATCACCAGTTATCATTATATATCGCGCTGGTTTAAAATCCTTTTTAGAAGTGGGTGGTTTCATTGTTCTAACATCCACTACATCAACTGGTGGTGTCTTAAATAAAGTGTGTGCTTTTTCACCGTATCTTGTAAAACCCATTTCCTCTAATGCAAGAGCCATTGGAATTAATCCAGCATCAATATATGAAGAATAAATTAATATTATGCCGTCAGAAACAGTATCAGTCTTTTTATTATAAATGTAGTCACATATGTTTTTTATTTTTGCACTGTAATCACCTATTTTATCAGTTTCAAATATATGTGGAACATTTTTTTTATATTCAAAATTTCCTTTGAACGCAGGGGTTTTTGAATCATCATAACTCATAATTCGTTTTAATCCTTGCACACCAGTCAAATCTTTTGGGTCAATATATAAATAATCTGTTTGTTTTTCACTGGATGATGATTCGTTGACACTGGATGATGATTCGTTGACACTGGATGATGATTCGTTGACACTGGATGATGATTCGTTGACACTGGATGATGATTCATATCCGCCAACAGGATTTTTAAAAGGATAAATTGATTTTGTTTTTCCTTCAATTATATGTGTTCCTTTGGATTTCTGTTTTAAAGAACCTTTAAATGAAGTGCTTATATCATTGTTAATACTCTTGTTATTATTGTTAATAGTCTTGTTATTATTGTCGTTAATACTCTTGTTATTATTGTTGTTAATACTCTTGTTAATAGTCTTGTTATTATTGTTGTTAATACTCTTGTTATTATTGTTGTTAATACTCTTGTTATTATTGTTGTTAATACTCTTGTTAATAGTCTTGTTATTATTGTTGTTAATACTCTTGTTATTATTGTCACTATCACTATCACTATCACTATCACTATCACTGTCACTATCACTATCACTATCATTGTTAATATCATTGTTAATATCATTGTTAATATCATTGTTAATATCATTATCACTATCATCAACATCAGAACCGATATCTGTGTCTGTTTTATTTTTAAGAGTGTTTTGACCATTTTTCAAATAATGATTTTCTTTTTCTGGTATACCTTTTTTTGGTGAAATATCGTCTACTACTTTTTCATATTCATTTACATATTCAAATTCAGGAAGGTCTTCAACTAATTCTTCCAATCCGTCATAAGGATAAATAATATTTAATGCTTCAATTGGTATTTGTAAGTCAGTATAACCAAATGATTGTAATTTATTAAATGCCACGATTTTTCGTTCAGTTCCTTTTCGAGTTAGTTTAACCCCTTCTTCTCTGCTTCTTAGTCTAGCTATAATATATTTGTATCCAAGTCGTTGATAATTGCCAATTGCTGTTAAAAATAGACTTAACTTTTTAATAGGCATTTCTTTATCTATTTGACGTATTTTTGTTCCATTTATTTGATATTTTGGATACTGATATATATCTCCTTGAAATGTATTAGAATAAGCAAATTGGTCTGGATAAATTCTAAATGGAAATGTATATGGATTTTCACCTCTAACATAAGAAACATAGCCAGTAGCTTTTCTTATTAATATTTGTTTTCCTGTTTCTTCTCCTTCTTTATCATCTTTGCCTCTCTTCCATGTTCCATCTTTATTAAAAATTTCGGATACTGAAACAACCCCTCTGCGATCATTCATATTCATTAAATTTAAAATCCATACAATTTCTCTATAACTATTAAACATTGGCGTAGCGGATAGTAATAATAATCTAATATTAGATACAGCTTTTACTAAATTCATCAAGTTTTTTGCTACATCTTTGTTTTCATTATCATCTGATATTCTAATATTATGAACCTCGTCAATTACTATTAATCTGTCAGAGTATTCTAATTCTAGATTTCTAATTTTTGTTTCAACATTATCTTGTTTATTGCCTGAATTTTTAACAATTTCATTTGAAAATTGCACATATCCTTTAAATGAATAAGATGAATTAATCAACTGTTTTACTTGTTGTATAATTTTATCTCGTTTCAATCCTCTCATACCCGTTGGATTTATTTCTTTCAATAACTTATTGCCTAAACATCCTTTCATTGTCCAAATACCGTCAACCTCTTTTAATTTTCGTTCATCAAACAGTTGTAATTTAAAGTTATCTTGCACATTTGGACTTGCAACAATAATTATACGCTTATTGATTCCCATTTGTCTCAAATAATCTCGCATTTCTTCACATACACCAATTGCTGAACATGTTTTTCCTGAACCTAATCCATGAAACAATAGGAGACTATTATAAGGAGTTTGAAAGGATAAAAAATTTCTAACAAATGCTTGTTGAGGAAGTAATTCATATTCTGCGGTTTTTAACATATCTGCATGTTTCTCAACGGGATGTATTGTTCCATCATATTTAGTGTCCATAAATTCTTTTTTTTGAGCAATTTTAATATTAAAATTCGGGTCATCTAAAATAGGATACAAATATTCGTTTTCATTTGTATGAGTTAATAAATAATCATGATTTTCACGTTCAGCATTTAATTGTTCCTTATTATAGACGCTACATTTTTTAGTATACATATCGTTTAAATCACATAGATTATCATTATCATTAACATTTATTGCTTTTTTTGACTTAACTTTATTTTCCACACTCATTATTTATATATGTTAATATAATCTATATTCTTCCAACACTTTATTTATATTTCTAATCACTTGTTTTTTTTCTAAATTATATGGTCTGATTGATTCTAAACATTCTTCTAACGTTTTCCAATCTAATTTAGAGACCTCTGTTTCTTGATATTTGCTTAATTCATCTGTATCGATATCAGTGTATGCTAAAAAATACTTGTGTTTATATGATTTATGATTTGAACCTAAAAATATTTCTTCAAATGGCATTACATTTTCTACTATTTTTATATCATTTTTTGAAAATCCTGTTTCTTCTTCAAATTCTCTTAATGCACAATCCAGATCTTTTTCTTGATAATTGCGTCGACCTTTTGGAAATTCCCATTCTGTTTCTTTCCAATTTGTTTCCGAATTATCTATTAAATTACCTAAATTAATTGATTCACTATTCTCTCCGATTTGTATTCCCATTTTTAAAATATCAAATTTTTTTTGAGATGCAATTTCTTCTCCTTTATATTGCACATTTTTAGAAATACTGTCTATTTGTTCTATATCATCTATTTCTTCATTAATTCCCCACATTGTTTTCCAAAGTGTATTAAAATCGTGTGATTTGATTTGTTCCTTTTCTAAAACAGACATTTCATCAACCATTGTTTGTAAATGTTCAATATTGTTTTGTACATATTTTCCTCTCATAAAATCAATAAATCCAAAACTATTCTTTCGCCGAATCATTAAATATTGGATTCCCTTGTCAGAAGACCTAAATAAAATTACACCGTAACTCGTAATTGGAAGCTTACATTGATGAAATTGATGGCCTTGTTTTCCACAATTATTACATAAATTATTTTTGCTCATTTGTATATGTTTATTTATAGTTGTTTTTATGTTGTTTTATTTTAAATGCCTGCTTTAGCTAAAAATAATTTACAATTAGACCCAACTGTTTGGGGACCACATTTTTGGTTTTTTTTACATACAATAGCATTATCTTATCCACATTATCCAAATAGTGTGACTAAAAAGAAGTATTATGAATTAATACAAAATTTACCATTATTTATTCCTGTTGAAACAATTGGGAATGATTTTAATAGATTGTTAGATGAATATCCCGTAACCGCATATTTAGATTCAAGAGAGTCGTTTGTTAAATGGATGCACTTTATTCATAATAAAATAAATGAAAAACTTGAAAAACCAAAAATAACCATTAATGAATTTTATTTTAGATATTATGAAGAATATAAACCAAAAGACATTAAAATGAAAGAATATTATAGATGGAAAGAAAAGCTTATTTATACATTAATTGTTATGGGTGCAACATCTTTAATTGTTTATTTATATAATAAATAATATTGTTAAATATTATATGTCTGAACAATTTAATGGAACAGAAAATACAAGCGCAGAGCTTAATGCACTTATTGCAGAATCACCTTCTACGGCTCCCGTCCCAGTAGAAGAACCTGTCGTTCCAGTAGAAGAACCTGTTGTTCCAGTAGAAGAACCTGTTGTTCCAGTAGAAGAACCAAAATCGTCAGATGAAGTAACCCTTAAAATTAATAAAGATACACTAATATCATTAGCACAAAATTTAAATACTAATTTGTTAGTTAGTATATCAGCTTATAAGAATGTATTATCAAAACTTAAAGAAATTACAACAGAGACAAAGTTGGATGCCGATTTACAAACATTGAATGACTTAGAAAAAGGCGCGTCTGAATTAATGAATAATGTGCAGACAAATTTAGGAGTAGAACCAGAAAAAAAGATTGACCCGACAAAAGTAATTGAAGAATCAACCGGTTCCAGTAGTTTTATGACTAAATTATTTGGCGCAGAAGCCGCAGCAATTTTAGGTTCAATGATGGCAGCAACTGTATTACTTGGAGGGGCTAAAAAGAAAAAACACACAAAACGAAAACGACGTTCTGGAAAACAAAAAAAAACAAAACGAGCTTCTAAAATATAAATCAAATACTTATGATTAAGTTATTTATATGTATATATTATAATACATATGAATAAACAAAATGGTGGAAGTGTTATCGCTTCAGGTGGTTTTGGATGCATTTTTGAACCTGCATTAAAATGTGAAACAGATGTAACCAGAGCTGCTAACAAAATTACAAAATTAATGACTTCTAAGAACGCAACTGATGAATATAAGCAAATCCAACATTTTAAAAGTATATTACAGGTAATACCAAACTATGAATCCTATTTTTTATTGAACGATTTTACATTATGCAAACCAGATAAACTAACAAAAGAAGACCTTGATAATTATAATAAGAAATGCAAAGCACTCAATAAAAAAAATATTACTATTAAAAATATTAATAATTCACTAGACCAAATTTTAGCATTAAATATGCCATATGGAGGCATCGAAGTTGAACATTTTATTCAAAATTATTTTGTTCCATCTAATATTGTTCAATTAAATAATTATTTAATTCAGTTGTTAGTTCATGGAATTGTTCCAATGAATAAATTAAACGTTTATCATTGTGATATTAAAGATAGCAATATATTAGTGCAATTTACTAAAAAAGGACTAAATACTCGTTTAATTGATTGGGGATTATCATTTATACATACTAACAAAAATGCACTTCCCAAAAAAATATATAGAAGACCTTTTCAATACAATATACCCTTTTCGTCCATTCTTTTTAACAAGGTTTTTATGCAAAAATATAATGATTTTCTTAGTATTCATAATAATCCAACCTTTTTTCAAATAAGAGAATTTGTCGTTAATTATATTTTTATTTGGAATGATATTAGAGGTTCAGGACACTTATCCGCAATTAACGATATTGTTAGAAAACTAACAATTAATGAACTTGTGTCTATTCAAAAAAACAAAATCAAAGAACATTTTATCGAATATGATTTTACATATTATTATATTATTGAATATTTATCAAGCATTTTAGCAAAATATACTCAAAATGGAAAACTAGACATTATGACATATTTTAATAATGTGTTTCTTAAAAATATTGATATTTGGGGCTTTGTGATGATATACATTGTATTATACGAATATCTGTATGAGTCGTTCAATAAATTAAATGAATATCAAATGCAGTTTATAAATAAACTTAAATATATAATTATACATTTTTTGTATGAAACTCCTACAGAACCTATTAATGTTTTATCTTTAGCAGATGAACTAACAAAATTAAACCATATTATCAATCATTTTGATATAAATAAACCAGCTAAAAAATTAAGATATCTAAACTATTTAAACCAAACAAACAGTTCTATTGGCGGAAAAACGAAACACCATAAAAATAAAGACAAAAACAAAAATAAAACTAACAAAACCAAAAAAATATGGAAGTAATATATGAGGTTAGAATTATATATATTTGGAATTACCGGATTTCTATTATACAATGCTTATCATGACGGAAAATATACTAAAATGTTGCTTGCATATAAAAAGTATTATAAAATGTTGTTTATTGGTATTCTTGCATTTTGTTTTTATCTTATGATTAAACGAAATCCTTTACAAACTAAAAACATGCTGCTTTATACTAACAATTTTATTAAATATATGCCGATTGATAAGACCTCTTTAGATATGATTACCCCAATTTTCGATTTGTCCACAAAATCAAATGGCTTCATGCAAGGTCTAAATTCAGATTTGAATCCTGGTTATAATTATAATCCTGTATTCATGTCGCAACAAATGCGTAATTTAAGTGGAGGACCCAGACCAGTTAAACGTTCTGTTAGTGAGACAAAGAAAAAATACGTTGCTTCCATGCAAGATTGGAAGTGTGGACAATGTAATGAAAAATTATCACATACATTTGAAGTCGACCATAAAATTAGATTAGAACACGGTGGTGGCAACGATGTTACTAATTTAGTAGCCCTTTGTCGCGAGTGTCATGGAGAAAAAACAGCTATGGAAAATATGTAAATTTGCATATCTTTTCTTACAATTATATAATATGGAGACTTACAATATTAAAAAACCATTATCTTTAGAACAAGTTTTAACTTCATATAATCTTTTAATAACATTTTTTGT